GATTATAAAAATTTAAAAAAGCTAGTTGCTTCCTTTAGAAAAGTACATATAATTATTATTAGTTCTTTGATAGCAAATCTGTAAGAAGTAGAGGTTGGGACCTCGAAGGTAAATCTTGAATAGTCCAACGCCGAGACCCACAGGCGAATACAAGTAGATATACTTGTAAATGAATGGGAGTATGATAGTAGCAACTATTAAGTGAAATTAATAAGAAGTAAGCCTGCTAAATCGAAAATCATACAGTGTAAACATCCCTGACTAGTATTACAAGTCTTAAGGCTTCGCTATGATGTAACAACATAGCACAGTACGTAGGCTGATTACATTTAACTAGGCTAGATAGTTATAGCCATTTAAATTCGAATACGATGTAGTTGACTTGGCAGATTGCTAGTTTCTTTTGCGTAAACCGTGACGCGAGATTAGAGCGTATATAGCAATATATACGCTCTTTTTTTATAAATATTAATATGGCAGACGTATCTATATCTGGATTAACGCAAAGACAGCCCGCAGGAGCTGCATTAGTTCCTTATTCTGAAAACGGTACAACTTACAGTGCATCAGTTACACAAGTCGTTTCTCTTGCTTCGAGCATACCTTCTGGCGGTATCATATTATGGTCTGGTGCTGCAAACGCTATACCCTCCGGTTGGTTGTTGTGCAATGGCGCCAATGGTACACCCAATCTGGTGGATAGGTTTGTTGTAGGTGCAGGCACATCTGCACCAGCAGTAGGAACAACAGGAGGAAGCAAGGATGCTGTGGTGGTGAGTCATACCCATGCAGTGACTGACCCGGGTCATAGTCATGGAACTAATTTCTGGACTGGTGGATATAGATCTGGAGATCCAGTGGTTAATCTATACCAATGGTTTTCTCAGAATTCTAAAGATCGATCAGAATGGTATGGAAGAAGCAGCTCTACTGGGATATCTATAGCTGCAGCTGGCCAGTCAGGTACCAATGCTAACATGCCTCCTTATTACTCTTTGTGTTACATTATGAAGCAGTAAAGTATTTTACATAAAAAGCTTGACTATATTTCAAATGTCGACTATACTGTAGGTAATGAGAATCAAATTACCGGAGTTACAGAAGGTAACTTTGGAAACAGGGACAAGGTACTACCTAACACCTGAGGGGCAGAAATACCCTTCAGTCACAACAGTTCTTTCTGAAGAGAAGAAGAAAGGTCTTAAGAGATGGCGCGAACGTGTTGGAGAAGAAGAAGCTGATAGAATTAAGAATTTTGCCGCTAAAAGAGGAACTACTTTTCATTCTCTTTGTGAGGAGTTCTTAGATAATAAAGTTCCGCTTGATACTATAGGCGGTATGTTTGATCAGTTTAAACCTTTTTTAACCCGTATTAGTGACATAAGATGCATGGAGCAACACCTGTATTCAGATAAGCTGAGAGTTGCAGGTCAAGTAGATTGTGTTGGGAGGTTTGACGATATGTTATCTATTATTGATTTTAAGACGAGTTCTAAGTTAAAGAAGCGTGAATATATCTGGGATTACTTCATGCAGGCCAGCGCATATAGTTATATGTTTGAAGAGCGCACTGGAATCGCTATTTCAGATATTACTGTTCTTATTAGTTGTGAAACAGGTGAATGTCAAGTCTTTCAAGATAAAAGAGAGAATTGGATTGAGGGGTTTAAAAAGCTCCGAGAACAATATGATATAAAGAAAGTTGTTGCAGAAGAAGAAAAGGTCACTTACAATAAGAAGATAGTGAGTGATAGAGTTACGAATAAATGGACTAAGACTACCATAGAAGCTTTTGGAGATAAACCGAACGTTCGTAAAGGAGTTAAAGCAGAGGAAATAGTTTACTCTTATCTTAAAAGAACATATAACAAAGTAACCTGGTTTCATGATAAGCGTGATAAGCAATTACAAGGTATTGATTTTGAATTTAAGAAAGATTCGTGGTATAATAGTTATACTGCAGATGTAAAAGGTAATATGTCAAAAAGAATTTTTAGAGTGTATCCGGATGAAATAAAAGATAAAGTAAATCACCGTATGATTCATGTAGATACAGATACAGGATGGGCGGTAGAATATGATAGAAAATCTATGTTAAATTATTTGGAAGATAAACCGGAATATATTAAGACTGATAAAAATAACAAAAGGTATGCAGAACTTGATTCGACTTATAGACATTTTCGTAGAGTTATAAACCACTTTAGACCTTTTGTAATAAAGCTTGCTTAATTTTATAATTCAATCATAATGCTTGTATGAACCTTAAGACAGTACAATTACCTGAACAAGCGCCGTTTGTTGGTCAGCATGTAACCGAATTTCATTATACAGATAGAGATGCTTGGGAAGTGATAGAAGTTATTAGCCCTCGTAGAATTGTAATTCGTGAATTAGATTCAGAATGTACGCGTAAGCCTAAAGATTTTCACCCAGGCGGTTTTTGCGGTCACTTTGCTGATAATCATTCACAGGAATATAAGCTCTCTAGCAACCCAAAGAATACAGTGAAGACCCTTAGCTGGCGTGCTAAGGCTAAGCGTTGGGCAGAAGTCGGACAAAGAACACAGTATAGCTTATTTGGTCTGCATAAGAAAGGCGAACAAGCGATAAAATTCTATGATTACAACTTCTAAAGTACAAGACTATATTGATGCGGGTCACGACGAGCATGAAGTGGCACGTTGGTTGATCAACCTTAACATTAACAAATATGTCCCTATGGAGCTGGATGATTTGGCTGATACAAGCATTGTAGCTAACGAGGTCGATGCTGTTGTTGAATGTATTCAAGATAAAGATTATCAAGATGCTATTAGTATTGCTGAAGAGAGCGCTCAGATCATTCTCGAAGATGAAGGATTTGATATAAGTAAATGAGTGAAAAAATGTATCGAGGGTTTTGTTGCGCTGTTTATTTTATTTCCTATAGCATATATTTTTAAGCTCTATAATCTCTATCATGATTACCTCTTCGAAAGAAAAAGAAGAAATAAAAAAAGCTTGTGATAGATTGTTTCTCTCGCGATACAATATTTTATTTTATAAATTTCTAGTTACCCTTGACGACTCTGCTAAGCATTTAATTAAGAATAATAAAAAGCTTAATGAAATGTATGATTTACTTCTCGATTTTATTATAGATTCTTCTCAACATCTTGAATATAATGATGCTAAAGAAACTGTGAGAGAATTGGAAGAGGATAAATAGTAAATCTTTTATTGATGTATGTTAAAAAGTAGCTTATAATATATAAATGAATAGCAAAAATAACCAACATATAGTTAATATGGTATTGACGTCTATCGTCAATAATGAAACTATCTTAAACAGTATTGTACATGATATTAGTAAAAGATTTGATGTAAAGCTCGAAGCAGAACAGCTCGAGAACTTTCTTAGTGTAGTAAATTTAACCCTGGAGAAAAATGAACTCGTACTTGTTTGAAACTTATCGCAACGATAAATGCCCTCCAGTTTTTATGGGTTATAAAAAAGTAAAAGCGGAATCTGCTAAAGAGGCGCAAGCCTCTCTTCAGGAGACTCTCGGTGAAGGGTTTAATCTTTGTCAGGTTTATATCAATGAAGCTGATCCGTACGCTCGGTAAATGGCTTAATACAGTTATAAAGATTATTGTTAATGATTGTTCTGTGGGACTAGCGCTAATAATATTAGGCTTTATTCTTGGTTGGGCGTCACAATCAATCTGGATATTATTATCTAATCTTTATGTTCGCATTATTCGAATATATTAAAAGCTTTTTTACTATTAAAAAAGTCGCGTCTGGTCCTAATACATTAGGAGAGCTTTTAAATCAATTTGATGAGCCCCCAAAAGAGGTAACAAAGGAACAAATAATTAATACCTATCTTGCAAAAGAAACTATGGCCGCTTTAGAGTTATCATATCTTAAAGATGATCCTGCTCTTTCCTTTAGAGGAGGGCAAATGTGGTATGATAAAGACGGTAGCAAATATTTTGATTTTGTTCCTTGCGTTATTAGACCAGAGGTATTATACTGTTCATATGGCAAAAGTTAAAAAATATAGCTTACGTCCTCAGCTCTGGTTAGTAAAGGTTTCTGTAAGTGACCCTGATTGTGTTTTTTCAATTAATCCTAATATATCCTACGACAAGATTGTTAAAGCCTCCAATGGCAATTCTGCTGTCAGAGAAGCAGCAGTCTATTGTACCAGGAAAATGAAAGAGTATCCTGGAACGCATTTTACTTACTCAACAGAAGATGTAAAGCCCTACTTTTACCCTATTAATAATTTTAATAGACAAGAAGAAGATGATACTGGAATTAAAAGAATAAAAATATAATTATATTGTATGGAACATATTTTTAATAAAAAAGATTATATTTACGGATTTAAATTAGATCTTAATCTTGATGTAATGTTTAAGAGTTGCATAGAAATGATAGAAATAAGAAATAGTATTTTGTCTCATCCCGTCCAAAATGAAATTAAAAAACTTTTTATAGCAGAAAAAAATAAAACCTTGGGTTTAAATCCGGAACTAGATGAATGTATGTCATATCTCTATCATTGGAAGGAAAACAAGGGCTATGGATATATTAATATGTTTACTTACGCATTTAAAGAATTTTATAATTTGCATTCTAGTATTAAAAAGTGTTTTAACTCTTTAATTAATGATAATGAAAATTACTTTATTGATGGATGGCCTAATGCATATTTTAAAAATAAAAACGATCATCATGATTGGCATACGCACTATCATGAAAAATTAGATTCTTGGCACGGTGTATTTTATGTTAATGCACAAGATAGTATTACGAGATATGTGCTTCCGGAGACAAATGAAATTGTAGATGTTGAGTGTGAGGATAATGTGCTTGTTTTAGTTAGAGGTAAGGGTGATAGGCATCGCTCTATGCCTTGGACAAAAGAAGATAAGCCCCGAGTAACTATAGGGTTAAATATTGTTCCTGAAAAAAATATTAATCCGAGAGTTTGGTTTAATTACTGGACTCCTCTCTAAAAGTAGATATTAGAGAATAAATATCTTTAATACTATGACAGTATTAAAACGCTTGATTGAGCTCGTTGAACAGTTTCAAGAAAAAAATGAACTCGAGCTAAATGAACTAGTTAATGAGCTAGGAAATACTCTTAATCATTTTAAATTGAGATTAGCCTATAATGAAACGAAAAAGCATCAAGCCAATTATATTGACAAGCCTTGGTTCTAGCACCCACTATTAATGGTATCAGCTAACTCTTTTACCTGACTAATCGTCTTGCCGGATCCTAGAATCTTATTTCTTTTTTCATTGAACAAATAATAGAACCCCTTCTTCTCTACAATGCTATATTGTTCGTATATAATACCTTCTATAGGCCGAGCATTATACTCTGTAAGAAACTTATTTAATAAAGAATCAAACCTCATAAAAATATTTAATACTTGAGCATTTTATAATTACAGATAAGTGTTTGTATGAAGATAGGATTTAATTGCAGCTCGTTTGATTTATTACATTGCGGTCATGTTACTATGCTCCGAATGGAAAGAGAGCTCTGTGACTATCTTAAAGTAGCTCTACAGGTTGACCCAACAATCGATAGACCAGGTGTAAAGAATAAGCCCGTGCAGAGCATTTACGAAAGATACGTCCAGCTTCAAGCGTGTAAGTATGTTGATGAGATTCTTATATACAGTACAGAGTTTGATCTTCTACAGTTACTAATGACACAAACCATTCATGTGCGCTTCTTAAGTGAAGAGTATGAAAATAGAGATTTTACTGGTAAACAATATTGTATTGATAATGGAATAGAGCTACACTATCACAAGCGCCGTCATATATATTCATCTAGTGAGTTAAGAGAAAGAACAGCTAAGCTTGAAAGCGCTAAGAATGAATCTGTTATAGCTGTACCTCCTCAATATTCCCCTGAGCTTATAAAAAAGAGTTGACCTATTCCTAGGTTCAGCCATAATATTGGTATGATGAAAAAACAAACGAACAAAGAATATAGTCTGTTGGTGTTTATGAAGGCTCAGCACAAGTATACGGATTCTGAGATTCAATTGGAAACTCTATGCAAAGAGAAGTATAACGGGCGAGGAGTAGGAGGAGGAACTAACTTAAGTAACGGTAAGCGAGATCAGCAATTTGCTTTCGAAAAGCTTGCAGATGCAAAAGGTTTTCTCAAGCATCCTTTTACCAAAGCAGTAACCCTTAAAGATTACGATCTTGTAGAAGTAGATCAATAAATAACTTTATGACATTTGCAAGATTACGAGACATCATTAATATGCTTACCCCAGAGCAGCTCAGTCAATCGGTTCAAGTTCTTACTGGGGGAAGAATGGTTAATATTGATCAAGTAGAATCGTTTAGAGGTGATATTGATCTAGCTGGTAAGTTTGGTGCTAATCCAAAGCAAGTATTTCTCACTAATAATAAAGAACTATAATTAATGAAAGCAGTATTAATATACGACATCGAATACGAGTCGTATGATAAGCGCAAGAGGCTTCCTACAGAACTAGTTGCAGATCTTGACAATTATCAATGTCATGTAGGGTTTGGTAATTTAAACTATCGCTCTCATCAAGCGGTTAAAGAAGCTACAGGCGTAAACGTAAAGTATTGTAAAATAAAAAATCTTGACTAAAGGTTATATTCCTTCATAATATTGGTATGATGAAACAAATGACAGAAAAAGAGTATCATAAACAATTTGAAATGGATTGGAAAGAGTGGCAGGAAGTGATGAAAAACCTTCCCCCTTTGACTCAGATGCAAGTTCGTTCTGGTGCATCCTTCCGCTTGAATAGAGAGCTAGAAGGCACAGGATGTGGCATTGGCTCTTCAGATATTAATCATGAGATGTTTGGTATCTGGAAGGGTAATGCAAAAGATACAGATGCATATGTTCAAGAGTGTGTTGAGCTTTATGAGGAGCGCATCAATGAATAAGCACGACTTTGCATACAACCTGAGACGCATCATTGAATTGGCTGAGCGAAGCACAGAGACCGTTGGCCATGAAGGTGATGACTGTCATATTATTAAAGTAATTGCAGAAGATATGTTGAATCATATCAATAAAGAACTATAATAACAATATGAAAAGAACTAAGAAAAAGTCAGAAACAAAAATAGGAACAATAGCTCTGGGGCCATTTAAGAAAGTGACCTACTATCAGGCTGATATGACAGGGCCGGAAAATTATCTTGAGATGATTGCTCAAGTTGGAAGAAACGTTATCACTCAATCTGAATATGTGAATATTGGCATGAATCACATTCTTACACATATGATTGGCAATAAGTTCGAGCTGGATGTGCCCAGAAGCTTCAAGGTATCTC